TCAGCGAAATTGCCAAGATTGGATATATGAGATTTAACGCCGAGGTTCGTTTGCTCTGTTTGAGCGAAAGTGATATCAGCGCAATGACCGGAAACGATATTTCTGATATTGGCGTTTTCAAATATCTGGTTGCAAACGCAATGCGAGATCAAGGGCTTATGAACACGATTTTGTTTTGGCTTTCTATTATCACGCATAGCAGAATGAAGTTTTCTTCCCGTAATCTATGCTTTACTTGTGGCGCATTCAACATCACACAAGAAAACTTTGATGAGGTACAAGCCGTTATCAGACTTCGTAATGGCTTGCAAGACATTGAAGAAGAGGAAGAAAACCCAGATAACGAAGCTGCTCGCCGCGTATTACAGCGTAGAAAAGAAGAACGGTTAAAGCGAAAGCGCTTGAAAGAGGTCGATGAAGAGTCTGCGATTACGCTTGCTGATTTGGTCAGTATTTTAGCGAGTGGATTTGGCTTGACGATGGCGGATGTAATGAAATATGACATCTACCAGTTTAACGATCAATTCAATCGTCTAAAAATTATGGACGATTATGAAGTCAATGTTCAGGCACTACTACATGGTGCTAAGAAAGAAAATGTTAATTTGACTCACTGGATCACAAAAATTAAACACGATCCTGAGTAATACGGCAGTCTGGATTATTCCAGGCTGTTTATTTTTTTAAGGAGGTACATACATGTCTAACGCAAAATTTGGCGCGAAGGAAGTCATGGACGTTGTTCTTTATGACATGGAGACAGATAAGCCGGTTATTCAGTTTGATAGTCTAAAGACTTCCAGCATTAGCGTAACCTCAGAAAAGGTTTACGCACGAGGCGGTAAGGGCAATCCGAAGCTGATTACATGGGAGATCAATAAGGAAGCAACCTTGACTATCGAGGACGCTTTGATTTCTCCGAAGTCTATGGAGCTTGTGTCCGGTATCGCTCGTAAGGTCGGTGTCCAGACCATTCGCATGAGACAGACAACCGAGTACGAAAACGGCGAGAATAAGGGTAAGATGTATCCTTTGAAGGCTGATGCTACCGGTAAGATTGCTCTGGCGTTTGCTCCGAATACCGATGTGAGCAAGATCTTGGTTTATCCGTTCGACTCCGATTGCGAAGAGGATGCTCTATTCGATATGACCGGTGTAACTCTTGATACGGAGAACAAGACTCTTACCATTGAAGCGGCTAAGAATCAGCGTGTTGTGGTTTACTATGACTACGATAGTGAAGCTACTGCTGAGACCTATGTAATTGACGCTGAACACTTCAGCGGTACATACAAGCTGGTTGGTGATACCGTACTTCGTAATCAGAAGACTGGTAAGGATGAGGCTTTCCAGGTTACTATTCCGAATCTGAAGTTCACTTCTAATTTGGAGCTTGGTTTTGCTGCTGAGGGCGATCCTTCTACCACTACATTCGAGTGCGAGGTCATGCGTGACACCGATACTGGCGCGATGATTCAGATGGTGAAGTATTAAGGTGTTAATCACTTCGGGAGGGCAAATCGCCCTCCCGTTCTTCTATCAACAGGCAAGGTGAAAATATGAGTAAGAACAAGATTTTTGTATGCGACGTATTGCCTTGTGCTGGTGATCTGGATGTGGTTGTAGCACTCGTTGAAGATGGAGAAACAACGCGAGAAGTGCAAATCTGCATTCCGAAATACTGTGATATTTCCAAGTGTATTGGCGAGGAAATTTATTATGAAATCAAGAATGGGCGTGTGCGTCTCTCCGCAGTACGATCACCAAAACATGAGGTAGATGATCCTACGCAGGATATTGAAAGTGGAGAGGAATAACCTCTCCCTTTCTTTTGTTTTGCGAAGGGTGATGATATGAAAATTTTATCCATAGACCAAGCCAGAAATGGCGCTTGGGCTGTTTTTGACTATGAAACGAAAAAGCTCGAAACATACGGGACTTTTTCTTTTGGAAATAAGGATTATACATACGCAAGAGCGATTCTTGCTATTGAGAGTTTGGTCGATACGATTATCAAGACCTATAACATTTCGGCTGTGTTTATCGAAGATATTCAGCTTCGTGTAAATGTACAGTCTTTCAAAAAGCTTGCGCAACTTCAAGGAGTCCTCATAAATCTCTTTGAGAAGAATGAATACTTGTACGATTTCATTGCTCCAACTCAGTGGCAAAACTACTGTAAAGCAAGAGGACGGAGCAGTAAGGAAATCAAAGATAAAATTAAAGCCTTGGAAGCGTCTGGAAAGAAAGAGTCAAAAATTCTCTCTATTCAAGCGGCGAAAGAAATGTACGGAATTGATACGGACAATGATAATCTGGCCGATGCAATTATGATTGGGCATTTTGTAATTAACAACTATGACATTCGGTCAAATCAAGATGACCAAATCAAAATTGAGAAACATGAAAAATAATCTTAGAGAGGATGCTATAAATGGCAAAGAAGACTAATCGTGTTTCAATTAACGCGCTTGAGCGTTTTTGTAAGGAAACAACTCCAGATATTATGCAGCGCACATTTTCTATCGGTGATGAGACTATTACATATGAGGTAAAATTCCGTCTTACATTGGAAGAGTCTATGCGTTTTATTGAGGATGTTGTAAAAGAAGCTATTATGCCGAATGATGGCATGATTGTCCCGCTCGCACAGAGCTATATCATTGGAAAGAACATTCTCATTTACTATGCGAATTTTACGATGCCGAACGATGAGAGTAAGGCGTATGAGCTGGTGTTGGGTGCAAATGGTATTATTGGCGATATTATCGGGTGTATTGACAATGCGCAATATCAGATGCTCTTAGCCGGTGTTCGTGATAGAGTTAATTTTGAGACGCAGAAGATGTTATCCGTGCAGGAACAGCGTGTCAACACATTGGTTGGTGAGATTTCTCGTTTTGCAGAGCAGATGGACAGTGTGTTTGGCAATATCAGCGGTGAGCAAATGGCTGGTTTCATTTCGAGCATGAGTAAGCTTTCTGATACACAGATTTCTACTGAAGAGCTTGCGAAAGCTTTCGTAGAGAACGCAAAAGAAAACAACTGATAGCAATTAAAGCTATGCGTATTGGTTGACTTTAGCGGGCGATTTTCCTATAATACAAGCATAGCTATGTTGATTAGGAGGTGTGCCTATGAGAAGAAGACCGAGACCGTTTATGCTGAGTGCATCGACTGGCGACGGCGCAGCTTTTGTCGTTATTGTTGGGTTGCTGTGCCTCCCACTTTCTGCATTTGTCGCACTACCAGCGATGCTTCTCACCGCAAAGCTTGTTGATAGTAATATCAATTGGCTTGTTTTGGTTTTGATAGCACTTCCTATTGTCGCTGCATCGGCTTGTTTCATAGCTACGCCGATATTGGCGGTTGCAAGTTTTGCCGTGTTGATTGTCGCTTTGTATTTTGTCAGTCGGTGGGTAAAGCATTTGCCAGAGGCAAGCCCGATTCGCGGTGAGTTTAAGCATTTCCGAAAAAATGCAATATGTGCAACAGTTGTATGCTACATTGGGCTTTTAATTGTTTTATTATTAGAAAACTATACAACAATTATGACCATTACGACTTGTGCTACGCTTATTTTGCTCTTTGTTGTAGTCGGTCTATTTAGTTTTGTGATGTTCTTAATGTTTGACGCTAATAGTGCAGCTAAGACACATGAAGAGAATCAAAACAAGATAAGCAATTCAAAAGAAAATGAAGAATAATTGATTCATGAGTATTGCGCCGGCATACGCCGGCGCTTTTCTTATTTTGGAGGAACGATATGCCGCAGTTCAAAAATACGGCTGATCTGATGGCATATTTGAAAAAAGCTGTCGATGAGTCTTTAACCAACGATGTATTCCATGTTATTCGTGATGAAGAGGTCGAGGCAATTAAAGACATCGTTTATAGCATGGATACATCTGGATATTACCAGCGTAGATATGATTTTGGCGGTATCGGAGATCCGTATAATATTGTGATTAAAGGCGATACTGCACAAAACGGCATTTTATCTGTTATCAATATTACCGATCCGAACCCATATTTGAACGGTCGAAACGGAGACAGAGCTACGGTAAATAAGAATCTCCCGTATTTGATTGAGCATGGTCGTGGTGGATCTGGTGATCCTGGTTATGACTATTGGAGCAGACCGAAAGCCCGCCCATTTACAGAAACTACGATTGAGAGATTACAAGCTTCTGGCAAATGTACGCAGGCATTAAAACGAGGACTTATGAAGAAAGGCATTACGATTCGATAATCGGGTGTCTTTCTTTTCTTTATATAAGAAATTAGTTAAACAACTTATAAGTGAGGTGATTGTGCGTGGATGATCTGCAAATTCTATTAAAAGCCGTGATTGACGAGAACAGCCAGTCTTCACTTGATTCTAAGCTTGCAAGTATTGCTAAGTCTTTGAGTGAATCGCACACTGTAAAGCTGAAGGTTGGTTTTGATGAAGACTCCGTTAAAACGGTGCAGAGTCAGCTACAAACAATCGCCAAGCAGGTCGGTGGTGCAAACCATACTGGCACATATAAGCCGTTGCAGGTTTTTGATGCAACGCAATTAAAGGCTGACGGACAGCGTTACTTTACATCGGTCAAAGATATCGTTAGTCGGGCGCAGGCCGAATTCAGTAAGCTTGGCAAGACGGATATTACGAATGTTTTTAAGGATTCTAAGGGAAACATCCAAAGTTTCACTGCCAGCGTTACTAAGGCTGATGGCGTTGTAGAGAAGTTTAATTTTAACCTTGCAAAAATCAAAGATGGCGCTCAATCCATAAAAGGGTTTGTTCAAAGTAACTCTATTTTGACAGATAAAAACGCCGGTTCTAATTTGGAGCAGACGCTTAACTATCTAAACAGAATCAATACGAAAATTGCTGATATCACAAGCAAAACATTGACAAATACATCAAAGCCGTTGCTTGGTGATATGGAGCAGTTTAATCAGTATCAAGAAA